CTGAGCCTGTCCTGTGAACCACGATAGCATAGCCCTGATGTCTCACATCAACGTGCTTCGGGAGGGCATTGTAGAGGGCTCTGACGAGGCGTCACGGCTTGAGAGTGCTGTGTTGCTTATAGACATCTACGAGCAGATCCTAGAGAAGCTTGAGATAGTTGATTTCCCTGATCCAGAGGTTAGGCACTAATGCACATTGAGATCCCTTACCAGCCGAGGCCATTGCAGCTGGCGTTGCACGATGAGATGCAGGAGAAGCGTTGGGGCGTTGTTGTTTGTCACCGTAGGTTTGGCAAAACTGTTTGGGCGATTAATCATATACTGCGCCATGCGCTAATGTCTGATAAGCCTAACCCCCGGTATGCCTACATGGCCCCCACCTACAGGCAGGCGAAGAACGTAGCCTGGGATTATATAAAACAGTTCTCTGGCAAGATACCTGGCGTTAAGTTCCATGAGACTGAATTGAGGTGTGATCTGCCCAACGGGGCTAGGATAAGCCTGTTGGGTGCTGAGAACCCTGACAGTCTTCGTGGTATCTATCTTATGGGTTGTGTGATGGATGAGGTTGCTGACATGCCTGAGAGCGTGTTTCCAGAGATCTTGCGACCTGCTCTTTCGGATCACAAGGGCTTTTGTATTTTCGTTGGCACTCCGAAGGGTCACAACGCTTTCTATGATTACTATGAGCAAGCTGCTGCAAATGAGGATTGGTTAGCTGCTGTGTATAAGGCTAGTGAGACCGGGATCTTAGATGATGAAGAGTTAACAGCTGCCCGGGATATGATGAGCGCGGATCAGTATGCGCAGGAATTTGAGTGCAGCTGGAACGCAAATGTGCCTGGTGCGATCTTTGGTAAAGAGCTTGAGGCTTCTCAGTCAGAGGGGCGGATCTGCAATGTTCCGTATGATCCTTCTGTCAAGGTTGACACCTGGTGGGATCTTGGCGTTGGTGACAGCACTGCTATTTTCTTCACACAGACTGTTGGTCGTGCTATACATGTGATAGACTACTATGAAGCGAGGGGCGAGGGACTGCCGCATTATTGCAAGGTTCTTAGCTCAAAGCGGTATTTGTATGGCGATCACAATGCGCCTCACGACATCGAAGTGAGGGAGTTGGGTTCTGGTAAGAGTAGAAGAGAAGTGGCTTGGGATCTTGGTTTAAATTTCAGAGTAGTGCCAAAGCTGCCGGTGGAGGATGGACTTCATGCGGCTAAACTTCTTATTCCCCGTGTATGGTTTGACCGTGAGAAGTGCAAACATGCTTTGGAAGCGTTGCGTCAGTATCATCGGGCGTATAACGAGCGGTCTAGGACGTTTAGGGCGTCACCTGTTCACGATTGGTCGAGCCACTGCGCGGATGCTTTTCGGTATCTGGCTGTTGGTCTTAGAGAGAGTAGGGGCGATACTAGAGCGCCTCAGAGGCAAGCTTTGATGGATTACGATCCATTTGCGGCATAGGAGATAGAATATGGCTATACTTATTCCAATACTTGCGGGCGCGGGTTCCGCAGCGATAGCCACGGCTTTAGGTGCTAGTGCTGTTACCGCGGCGGTTGTCGGCACTACCACTGCGGTTGTTACCAATTCCATGATGAACCAATCCCAGCCTCAACCGCTGGCTGCACCGGATGTCCCTGCTGTGGATACTGTTGATACAGATACCACGGCAGTAGACACTAGCAGCGAAACTGGTAGCGGGGACACGACAATCAATGATGTGGTCTCTGTGCAAGAAGATGTTGCTACTGCGGCAGACACTTCGGTTGATAACACTGTTTACACTGCCGACACTTCTACCGGCACAGCGGCTGCTGGAACGGCAACGGCTGCTGCTGCGAGTGCTGTTAGCACGGGACAGGCGGAAGACGAGGCTATTAGCTTCTATGAAAGGGGCAGGCAGTCCACAATCCTCACAAGCGCCCAGGGCCTTTTGTCAGATGCCGGAGAATCGGTGTCCATGCTGCGAAGACGGCGCGGCCTTGTGGGAACGGGGTTGATAACATGATGAACCGTAAGCCAAAAAACATTGCCGGAATGATGGGCAAACGCTCCTCACAGCCAGCCAAAACAAATAAATCCGCTTCTGTTGACCCTATAGAGCGCCTTAATCAGCGCATGGCTGGTCGGACAGAGGGCGGCAACAAGTCTAAAAAGCGCAAAAGCTTAATGAATAGTTACGGGATGGTAGTATAATGGCCGAAATATTGCCTATGATTTCGCAGTTAGATCGCAGATACAAGACATTGCAGTCACAGCGATCCCAATGGGAAAGCCATTGGCAAGAGTTGGCAGACTACATGCTGCCGCGCAAGGCTGATATTACTAAGAAAAGAACGCAGGGTGACAAAAGAACAGAGCTTTTGTTCGATGGTACAGCTGTTCATGCTGTTGAATTGCTTGCTTCAAGCCTTCATGGGATGCTTACCAGCCCTAGCACACCTTGGTTTTCTATGCGCTTTCGTGACCCCATGCTCCAACAGAGTGACGCAGCGAACGAATGGCTTGAGACCTCTATAGATCAGATGTACCAGGCGTTTCACCGCTCCAACTTCCAGCAAGAGATCCATGAGCTTTACTATGATCTCGTTGTTTTTGGTACAGCAGCGTTTTACGTTGAGGGCGCAGACGATGGTTTGCGCTTTTCTTCGCGTCATATTGCTGAAATTTGCATTTCTGAAAACCCAGAGGGCCGGGTTGATACTGTTTACCGCAAGTTTAAACTGACTGCGCGGGCTATTGAGATGCAGTTCGGGGAAGAAAACTGCCCTAAAGAGATAAAAAAAGACATTGAGAACGACCCTTACAAAGAGCATTCGATTGTTCATGCTGTTTTTCCGCGCGCAGATACTAAGGGCCGGTCCAAAAAAAATAAGCCTATAGCTTCTATTTACTACACGGCAGACACTAGACAGCTTCTTTCAGAGAGCGGGTTTGATGAATTCCCGTTTATGGTTACTCGCTTTGTTAAAGACAGCGTTTCAACGTATGGCCGTAGCCCTGCAATGAACGCGCTGCCCGATACCAAGATGCTCAACAAAATGTCTGAGACAACAATCCGTGCGGCTCAGAAACAGATTGATCCGCCCCTTATGGTTCCGGACGATGGGTTTATGCTTCCGGTCCGTACAACACCTGGCGCTCTAAACTTCTACCGCTCTGGCACACGGGACCGACTTGAGCCATTGCAGATTGGCGCAAACAATCCCCTTGGCCTAAACATGGAAGAGCAACGCCGAAATGCAATCCGTCAGGCGTTTTATGTGGATCAACTGTTGATGTCTAATGGCCCAGCCATGACTGCAACAGAGGTGTTGCAGAGGAATGAAGAGAAGATGCGGCTACTTGGGCCAGTTCTCGGTAGGCTACAGGCTGAGTTGCTGCAACCGTTGATCTCTCGATCCTTTGCACTGCTCCTTCGGTCTGGGCTCCTCCCCCCCGCGCCGGAGGAGCTACAAGGCCAAGACATTGATATTGAATATGTTTCTCCGCTTGCAAAGGCCCAGAAAATGACTGACTTGCAGTCTATGCTCCGTGGTTTTGAGGTGTTGCTGCAAATGCAACAGATTGCGCCAGTGATGGATTACCTTGATGATGATAAGCTTGTGCAGTACCTGGTGGAGACTACAGGTATTCCAGCGCGCGTTATTCGTAGCGACACGGAAGTTGACGATCTTCGCCGCAGACGGGCAGAGGCGGAAGCCCAACAGGCTCAACAGCAACAAGAGATGATGCTTGCAGAGCAGGCTCAGAAGGCTGCGCCTATGGCAGAAGTTGTTTCTGTTGCCAGGGAGCGCGGACAGATATGAATAAGGTAGAGGAATTAAAGTTAGCTTATCGTCGGACCTTTGGTACGGATGATGGCGCACAGGTTTTAGGTGATCTCAAAAAACGGTTTAGCTTTGAGACAACCACTTTTGTTTCTGGCGATCCACATCAATCAGCGTTTGCAGAGGGTCAACGAGCAGCAGTGCTTACTATCGTCAGAATGTTGGCCGAAGAACGCAGTCCCGAACAGGAAAACAAATGAACGAAGAGACAACCCTAGACACAGGATCTCAAGAAGTCGCGGATGCAGTAGTAGCTGGGTCGGTAGCACCTGAGCCTGTAGTGGAACAAACGCAAGCTGCACCTGAGCAAACGGGTAGCTGGCTTGATGGCCTTGAGGATCAATACAAAAGTAACCCACTAATTAACAAGTGGGAGTCTTTAAATGACTTTGCAAAAACGCACCTTAACGCTCAAAAGCTTATAGGTGCAGACAAAGTTGCTATACCAGGTAAGGCTGCTACAGACGAGGAGTGGCAAAGCGTTTACCAAAGGCTAGGCGCTCCCGAAGATCCGAACCAATATGAGGTAGAGCAAACCGATGTTTTTGACGAGGCTTCATTCACTGCGTTTAAAAATAAAGCGTATGAGATTGGCTTGTCCAACAAGCAGGCTAAGGAGATTGCGGGCTTGTACCAGGATCAGATAAACACTGGCCGTGAGGCCCTTAATCAGCGCGCAGAGGAAGCTAGGTTTAGCGGTGAGCAAGAGTTGCGCCAAGAGTTCGGGCAAAACTTTGAGCAAAAGCTTACCCAAGCACAGGCAGCGGCCCGCACGGTTATGGGTGATACTGAAATATTTGACCAAATTCAGTTAGCAGATGGGCGCGTGTTAGGCGATCACCCTGCTATCATTAGAACATTCTCCCGCATGGCAGAAATGCTGGGAGAAGATGGTTTAGTCGGGGCTCCGACTGATGTTGTTATGAGTTCGCAAGATGCAAAGCAGCTTATCTCAGAACACATGCGGCCTAATACGCCGTATACAATTGCTGGACACCCAGAGCATGACGCGGCAGTTGCCGAAGTCCTGCGCTTGCGTGGCTATGTATAGTGGATAACCGAAAGGCCCACGCGGTAAGCTTGTCAGTCAAGCGGAGTAGTTGCCCTAAGCAACAGCAAGGCCTCTTCGGGGATAACCATGCGCAGCAACTTTAACTGTAACAGAGCAAGGAGAGACAAATGTCTTCTCAAATTA